TCGTGTATTTTCTGAAATCGCTGCAAAGGATTTCGTAAGTGTACAACCAATGAGTATGCCTTCCGGACTAGTATTCTTCTTGGACTTCAAGTATGGTACAAGCCAAGAAGGTCCATTTGGATTTAAGACTGGCCAAGGAAGAACATCACAAGCTGACTCTGTATTCGGTATTACCGACGCCGGTCAGGGCGGAACTGGAATTGATGCTGGAACAGCACCAAGTGAAGGTTTATATGGAGCAGGTAGATTTGGGTACTCTATCAATGATGTATCATCATCTCTATTGACTTCAGGTTCAGCTTTATCTACATCAGTATTCACAGTTAGTGCAGTAGCAACTGGTGCAGCTAATGCGGATTACAATTATAACACCGAATTTTCAGCAAGTAAGAAGGCGTCAATAGCCGGCGGTGACATCATCAAGATGACAGTTAATACCGGTTCATTATCGAATCCGGACTTGAATGGAATTCGTGGTTTTGCTGTATCCGGATCGGGCATTGTAACATTCTTCCCAGAATTTACTAAGTATGACAGAGATGCAGGTGTGATTACATTCCTAGTATCAGGTTCAAGTATTACTGCAGTAGCTAACGCAGCTATTTATTACCATAAGGCACCGACTAATGTTACTCGTGGTGACTTCGAAGCCGGAAAAACCCAGGCTGGTAGCACAATTGGTACTGACTTGGATATTCCAGAAATGAATCTTGAACTTCGTAGTGAGGCTATTGTAGCCAAGACTCGTAAGTTGAAGGCTGTTTGGACTCCTGAATTTGCTCAGGACTTGAATGCTTATCATTCAATCGACGCTGAGGCTGAATTGACATCTATGCTTTCAGAATATATTTCACATGAAATTGACTTGGAAATCTTAGATATGTTGGTTAACAATGCTCAGACTACCGATTACTGGTCAGCTAAGTCAAACAACTTCTGGAATGGTAATGGATTTACTGCAGAAACTGCAGGTTCTAGTGGTTATTATAATAGCCAGGGTGAATGGTTCCAAACACTTGGTACTAAGATCCAGAAAGTATCGAACAGAATTCACCAATTGACTATGAGAGGACAGGCAAACTTCCTTGTTGTGTCTCCGACTATCGCGACCATCCTAGAATCTATTCCGGGATATGCTGCTGATACAGACGGCGATAAGATGCAGTTTGCTATGGGTGTTCAGAAGGTAGGTGCTCTTAATAGCAGATACCAAGTATATAAGAATCCTTATATGACTGAAAACTTAATCTTGATGGGTTATCGTGGTTCTCAGTTCCTTGAAACAGGAGCCGTTTATTCACCATATATTCCATTGATTATGACACCGCTTGTATATGATCCTGTGAACTTCACACCACGTAAGGGTGTAATGACACGTTACGCTAAGAAAGTGGTTCGTCCCGAATTTTATGGCAAGATCTATGTACACGGATTGGAAACAATCTAATCATAGTAATGATTATAATAAAAAGCACTCTTCGGAGTGCTTTTTTTATGCCATAATGAATTTTTTCCATAAAACTATATATTTATATATAAATAATTCTATGGTAATATACGAAACGATTAATAAAGTTAACGGAAAACGTTACATTGGACAAGATAAAAATGATGACCCGGCATATTTAGGTTCCGGACATTTATTACAAAAAGCAATTCAGAAATATGGCCGTGATAATTTTGTCAAAACTATATTAGAGAGATGTACAACTAAAGAAGAATTAGATGAGCGAGAAAAATATTGGATAAAAATAACCAATGCACAGAAGTCTAAAAATTATTATAATATTGTTCAGGGAGGTACCGGTGGTGATAATTGGGCAGGAAGAAAAGATACTCCGGAATATAAGGCATTTTGTGAGAAAATGAAACGTATTAATAATGATACGAAGTATCTTAGAACACGAATCGGACATTCAGAAAAAACAAAAGACGCTCAGCGAATAGCAGCATCCGGGAGATACACGTTACCATGGTTCATTGCTAGATATGGTACTGTGGAAGGCACTAGAAAATACGAAGAACGTAATGCCAGTTTAGGTACTAGATTTTTATCAGATGCTCAGAAAGATGCATACGAATCACTCACAAAGGATGTAATGGATTCTCATTTACGTTCAGGGAAATCTCAGACAGATTTAAAAGAAATGTACGGCATATCACATAAATGGTTATATAAGAAATATCTTGAATATTACGGTACTAGGAGTATTGTTAAAATAAAAAGACAATTAAAATAAAATAAAAAGCACTCTTCGGAGTGCTTTTTTATGTTTAGTCGTTCATACCTATCTACCCCTATAACTTTCCTGCTGATATACCATAGGCCACATGTATGAACCTAGTAGTAACTTCGTTATATCTTTTATTAATGAGTTCTTTAAGGTAGATATTTTATTATATTTGATATTTATATGTATATTAGAATGGTACTGGGAATACTAAATAGGTTATTGAGATTGGAATATATAACATCATTAATGAATTATTGTATATGGAAAATATGGAAAAACGTGAACCGAAGAATACACCTAAATTACATGTAATTTTATCTGAAGAGCAGAAAGAAGCAAAGAAATTGATTTTAGAAAGACCGATTAGTTTCATTTTAGGTAAAGCTGGAAGCGGAAAAACATTATTAGCATGTAATGTTGCATTGGATCAGTTTTTTAAACGTAAGATAAATAAAATAGTAGTTACGAGGCCGACAGTATCGACTGAAGATAATGGATTTTTACCAGGTACCGAGAAAGAAAAATTGACTCCATGGATGGTACCTATACATGATAATATGTCTAAGGTATATAATCAAAAAGATAAACTTGACAAAATGTTAAATAGTTCGGAAATAGAAATGGTATCATTGACACATTTCCGAGGAAGAACTTTCGAGAATGCAGTATGTATTATTGATGAATTTCAAAATTTAACTAAATCACAATTTAAGATGGTTATATCTAGATTAGGTAAAGATAGTATTATGATATTTTGTGGTGATGCTGACCAGATTGATTTAAAATATGATAATGATTCTGCAATTCATGAATTACCGAAATTGCGCTCAAGTGAATACTGTAATGAAATAATATTGAATGATAACCATCGACATCACGCATTGGATGATATATTTAAGTTGTTAGGAAGGAAATATTGATGTATGATATTTATAATAAAATAGGAATTTAGAATGTCAAAACCAATAGTAGAAAATTTAAGGGGAGATTTGGGTTAAGTGGCGGTGTGTATATTACCGGGTCAGTTAATATTAATTGCAGTGCATATGCATACTATCCATTAACTGCGTGTTCAGCAAGTATCGTTACATCTAACATAACCAATGGTGAAAAAATAACCGGGACTTTCCTTGCTGGTATAACCATATATGGTAATATTACTGCAGTAAGTCAGAGTTCGGGTACTTCCATAGTATATAATTATATAAATCCTAGTAGATAATATGCCTAGCATCAAACATAATCTTACGTCGGGATTTAGTAATGTAGCTAACGGTACTGCTATTTCTAGACAGAATGATATATATTCTGCATATTCGGGAGCATCCGTTATTCTAGGAAATACAGTATACAATTCATCTTCTATAGATGTACACTATCGTATACAGAGGTCATCGGATAATGCCGAAGCTGATTTTAGTATAGCGGATTTAAATTCAGGGACATTGTTAGCTTGGGTAACAGCATCATCTGCAAACGCATCTGGGTATTTAGTAAAAAGATATGACCAGTCTGAATATGGCAATCATGCAGTACTATCCAATAATAGTTTTAAAGTAGTACTAGTCGAATCGGGTAGTTTATTGGAAAAGGATGGATATCCGTATTTCAGAGCTACCGGTAAAGTTAATACGTTTACAGTAACGAACCAAGGATCTATACGGAGAGGTACGATGCTGATAGGCACTACAAGTGGTTCTGCATTCTATACGGTTAAATTAGAAAATAAATACACTTTCGATGAAAACACATTAGCGAGTGCGATAACCAACCGTACCGGTACTGTGAATATGATATGGCAACGTGTATTATCTGATACTGAAAAAAATACACTGCAATCAAATATAACCGAAACTGAGTGGAGTTTTTTGGGTACTACCAATTTCACGAATTATTGGCGTAATATGCAACAACTTATAGAATTTCCTTTAATAGATGTGAGTTCCGGTAGTAATTTCAGTTCTGCGTGGCATGATTGCGAATCACTAACTTCCTTTCCTCCTTTAGATTGTTCCTCAGGCACTAATTTTTCATATGCATGGACTCTTTGCAAATCCTTAACTTCCTTTCCATTATTAGACGTAAGCAGTGGTACTAATTTTAGCAATGCATGGAATGCTTGCTCATCACTAACTTCATTCCCTTTATTAGACGTAAGTAATGGTACTAATTTTGCATATGCATGGCGTTCATGCTCATCCCTCACCTCTTTCCCTTTATTAGATGTAAGTAGTGGTAGTAATTTTAGTAACGCATGGGCCCAATGCTCATCACTAACATCGTTCCCTGCATTATCATTTGTAGGTGCCACTTCTTTCAATCGAACATGGTATGATTGCAGAAGATTAACTTCTTTTGGTGAAATAGACACAAGTACTATAACAAATTTTTATGAAGCATGGTATAATTGCGTAAGTCTTACTTCATTTCCTTTGATAGATACTTCTAAAGGTACTAGTTTTGTGAGAACGTGGTTAGACTGTGGGTCGTTAACTTCATTCCCTACCATGTCATTTATTAGCGCCAGTGACCTGAATCAAACATGGAATGATTGTTTTGGATTAACATCATTTCCCCCAATTGATTTTCCTAATGGTACTAATTTTAGATATACTTGGTTTGGGTGTAATAGGTTAACTTCATTTCCCGAAATACAAATGCCTAAAGCAACTACTTTAGATAGGACTTGGCTTGATTGTACATCATTGACTTCGTTTCCTGCAATTGATTTTCCGAGTGGTAGTAATTTTATTAGAGCGTGGTATAATTGTTCATCACTAACTTCATTCCCTTTGATAGATGTAAGTAATGGTACTAATTTTGGTGGTACATGGTACCGCTGTTCATCACTAACATCGTTCCCTGAATTAGATGTAAGCAGCGGTACTAGTTTTAATGAGACGTGGTATAATTGTTCATCATTGACTTCATTCCCATTATTAGATGTAAGTTCGGGAACTAATTTTAG